GTCTAAAGTAATAGAAATAAATGTTCAAACAGGAGAAAAAGTAACTCGTGATTTAACAGATAAAGAAAAGCAATTTGTAATAGATTCTATTCCTACTGCTAGTGATAAATTAATTGTATTAAGAGAAGAAAGAAATATGCTCTTAAAAGAAACAGATTGGATGTCAGCATCAGATTTAACAATGACTGATAATTGGAAAATATATAGACAAGCACTTAGAAATATAACTAAAACATATCAATCAATGGATGCAGATGGTTTTGTATTCCCAACTAAACCTACGGAGTAGAGCATGGCATTAAGTAAAATATTTATAGACTGGCAAGCTAGTATTATAACTGGTACAGCTTTAGCTGCTTCTGCAGGAAAAGGTTATTGGATTAATACAACTTCAAACTCTTGTGTAGTCACACTCCCTTCTGCGGCTAGTGTTGGGGATTCAATTGCATTAGTCGATTACGCAGGAACTTTTGCCACTAATAAAATTACATTATTATCTAGTTTAAAAATAGAAGGTAGTACTAGTAATAAAGATATAACAACAAATAGAGAAGGCGTAACTATAACTTACGCAGATGCCACTCAAGGTTGGGTTGCAACATCTGGGGTAAATTCAGGTACTCAAGCATTAGACCCACCTACTACCGAAATAAATTTTTTAGTCATAGCTGGTGGTGGCAGTGGCGGTCAATATAGCGGTGGAGGTGCAGGTTATTCTGCTGGTAATACTGGTTCAGCTTCTTCTATTGCTGGACCAACCTTAACAACCATAACCTCTGCTGGTGGTGGTGGAGGTGGTGCATATGGTGTCGCATCAAAAGTAGGTGGTTCTGGAGGTGGTGGAGGAAATAATGCTGGAGCAGCAGGTAACACCCCAAGCACAAATCCAAGTCAAGGTAATAATGGAGGACTTGGAGCTGAGTTCGGAGGATCTAATAGAGCTGGAGGTGGCGGTGGTGGTTCAAGTGCCGTTGGTGGTAATGGTACTGCTGCTGGAGGTTCTGGTAATGGTGGTAATGGTACTGCATCTTCAATAACTGGTTCTCCTGTAACACGAGCTGGAGGTGGCGGTGGTGTTAATGGAAGTAATTCAGGCACACCTGGATCAGGTGGAACTGGAGGTGGTGGTGCTGGTGTAAACGGTACTGGCGGTGGTGGTGCTGGGGCATTAAATACTGGATCTGGCGGTGGTGCTGCAGATGACGGAGGTGCTGGTCATGGAGGCGGTGGTGCTGGGGGTTATAGAACCTCTATTCAATCATTGCTTGCAGGAAAAGCAATTGTAGTAACCGTAGGAGATGGTGGTGCAGGAATTGAACTTGGTGGTCCTGGTGGAAAAGGTGTAGTTATTTTAAGTATGCCAGACACAGGTTACTCAGGAACTGTTACTGGCAGCCCAACTGTTGCTACTGGTGTTGGCGGTAAAACAATTTTAACATTCACAGGTACAGGGAGTTATACAACATAATGGCTAGCTTTGCAAAATTAGGATTAAACAATAAAGTAATAGAAGTACTTTCAGTTCATAATAACGAGCTATTAGATTCTAACGGAGTAGAACAAGAAGTTAATGGAATAGATTTTCTAACTAAACTTACTGGCTACCCTGTTTGGAAGCAAACTTCTTACAATCATAACATTAGAAAAAATCATTCAGCAATTGGTGATACTTATGACGAAGTCAAAGATGCTTTTATAGCACCTCAACCTTATCCATCTTGGAAACTTAATAAGGACACTTGTCGTTGGGAAGCACCAATTGCATATCCGAGTGATGGTAAGTTATATGACTGGAATGAGTCAACAACTAATTGGAAGGAGGCAGAGTAATGCCATATATAGGAACACAACCTCTCACAGGAGAGTTTATAAAGCTGGATGGTTTAACTGCTAGTGCCACTGCAACGTATGCAATGACAAGGTCAAGTGCAGCTTTCTTTCCAGCAACAGCAGAACAACTTATAGTCTCTGTTAATGGAGTCACTCAAGCACCTAACGATGCGTACACAGTTACTAGTAATAACATAGTGTTCTCTGAGGACTTAAGTTCAAGCGACACAATTGATTACATACTCGCTTTAGGAACAATAGGAAATAGCACAGTGCCCACAGATGGTTCTGTGACTAGTGCAAAGCTCTCTGCTACGTTAGGTAGAGGAACAGCACCTATAAGAGTGAATACGAACAGTCTTACAACGAATCAAACAATAGCATCAGGTGAGAATGCTGGAGTGTTTGGTCCGTTCTCAATCCCAGCAAATGTGACACTCACAGTCAACGGAACTTTTACGGTGGTATAATATGAGTATTTTATTTGTGGATAGTATCCAACCAAAAACTACTGGACAGGCAATAATCGTTGCAACAACAAATCAATCACTTGGTAAAGTGTTACAAGTAGTAAACTTTCAAACTGGTACTGTAGATTCTGGAACTACAACTATGGCATTAGATAATACCATTCCCCAACAAACTGAGGGCAATGAGTTTATGACATTAGCTATAACACCGACTAGCTCTAGCAATAAATTATTAATAGAGGTTTCTATACAATTAGATAAAAACAATGGAAACACTTATATGGTAGCCTTGTTTCAAGACAGTACAGCCAATGCTTTAGCAGGGATATTTACTGGTGGTAGAAGTTCAGGACAAAGCGAGTATAATAGTTTTAAACATTTTATGACAGCAGGTACAACTTCAGCAACAACATTTAAAGTTAGAGCTGGAAGTGATGGTTCAGGGACAATAACTTTTAATGGTAGAGGTGGTGGAGCAATGTTTGGTGGTGTGTCTGTATCATCAATTACAATTACGGAGATCTCAGCATGAGTAGTAAAATAGGCGTGCAAAATATTGCACACACAAACGGAACTGTTGCTGCAACTGTTAATGCTAGTGGTGTAATGGCTTTTAATAGTCCACCAACTGGGATAGTTGCAGGGAGTCGTAAACTATTATTAAACCATACTATTTCGTCTGCAGTTCCTCTGTTTGATGTTACTAACACTTACATTAATGCTACCTATGACACTTATGAATTTCAATGTATGTTTCATCCTGCTACAAATGATTCAAGAGTAGAATATAAATTTTTTACTACAACAAGTACAGGATCTGCAGGGGCTATTCCTTCTGGTAGTAATCATAGTTATTCAATAGGTAACTTTAAGGCTGCAGGAAATAGAGCATCTAACGGTGGTACAACAGCTGAAGTTTCTTATTCAACTATAGGTAATTTAGATGGTGCAGCATTAGCTTTTAGTATGACTTTATACAATGCAAATGATTTGAGGATGCCTGCATCTACAAGTGGAATAGGAGTTAACTCTGATATTAATGGTTACAACATGGGCTTTGGATTTTCAGGTGGGCTAGTGCCTACTACAACATACTTCAATCATTTTTGTAGAGGTATAAGATTTGAATTTGATACAGGTGATATTCAATTAGGAACAATTAAAGTATATGGAGTGACATAATGACAAGTATACTAAAAGTAGACAACATAAAAGACTCCGCAAACAATCAGGCAATCTCTATTAGTAGTGGAGTAGCTACGTTTACTAATACACCTGTAAACGCTGGTGGTGGTAAAGTGTTACAAGTAAAAAATGTAGCTAAAACAGTTGTGCAGGTTTGTCCAACTGACATGCCCTATGATAATACTATACCACAAAAAACAGAAGGTGATGAAATATTCTCTTTGGCTTTTACGCCAACAAGTGCATCTAGTAAATTACATATTCATATATTTGGTATGGTTGCTTCGTCTAATGTTGCTCATGCAATCTTAGCTTTATTTCAAGATAGCACAACAGATGCTATAGCAGCTCAAGGAGGACTAGAGTCAAATGCGACTGAACCTCATAGTATGAGTTTTGTTCATGTTATGACTGCTGGCACAACTAGCGAAACAACTTTTAAAGTAAGATTAGGTACAGAATCTGGAGACTCTGTTCTTAATGGTCAGGGTAATGGACCTCAACGCCTTGGTGGTGTGGCTACTTCAGGTATGATAATAACAGAGATAGGAGCATAGCATGGCACTAACAAAATTAAACTACACAGGTCAGGGCACTATCCCAGATTCTAGCTTACCTACGATACCAATAAGTAAAATACCTACAATTACAGGTGCTAAGATGCCGAGTAATAGTATACTTCAAGTTAAAGAAACTACATGGATAAATAAAGTTACAGTTTCTAATGCGACTTGGACTACTACTGGTCATTCTGTGAGTATAACACCCTTTGCTACTAGCTCTAAAATATACTTATCAGTGCATGGAGGTGGTGCTTATAATGAGAATATTATAAACATGCAAGGAGATTGGACTATATATAGAAGTATAAATGGTGGAACTGCTACAAATATAGCTGATGCTGCTAATAGCCCATTATGGTCAATGTATGAAAATACTTTTTTTGGTCACCCGCATAGTTTTTCAACAACTAATAGTCCAAACACAGCATTACCAATTACATATACTGTTTATATGAAGACTCAGGCAAATGCAACAAGACATTATACATATAACTTAAACAGTCGTTATCATGGTGGTGATGCTGCAAAGGGAGCACCAGTTCATTTTACAGCAATGGAGATTAAAGGCTAATGAAATTAGAAATGAAACCTGAACTACAAGTACAAATGGAATTACTAGCACACGAAAAAGAATGTGCAGTTAGATATCAATCCTTTAATGACAAGCTAATAGCTCTAGACAAGCGTATGTGGAGACTAGAAGCTATGTCAATGGCAAGCACACTAGCAGTAATAGCTTTAGTCGTAGCTATAGTAATGAAGTAATGGATCTAGTCTTTGTTCTTATTACTTATTTGGGGAC